CAGTAACTGTTCCCACAGTTGTAATATCTTCTTGTAGGAAATGCTCATCTGCTTCAAAATTAGTAGTTTGGTCATGATCTATTTGGATAGAACTTGATACTAAAGTTGGTTTATCTGCTATATTATCAAATAATACTCCTTCAATTTCAGTTCCATCTCCTATGAACGATCCGCTAATAAATGAACCTGTTATACTACCTACTGCATAGATGAATGAATCCGATGTTAACGATTTATATGAAGTTAAGTTACTAGTGAAGTCGTCGTAAGAATCAAATGGTAATGGCATAGTTTAAATTGTTTTTTATGTTTATGTACTTTACTACTTTATAACTACATATCCTTGTTCTGTTGTAAAAAGGGTACCTGGAGCAGCTGCTAGATATAGGTCAAAATTGTCTTGGGTAATTTCTACTAGTCCGTTTAGAATCACAGGCCCGGCAACTACCAGACTACCTGATATATTAAGACTTCCTGATAATTCCAGTGATCCTGTTATGTTTATAGAACCGGTAGCTTCTAATGCTTGTGTGGTATTGGAACCGGCATTAACTGTTATACCGCCTGTCACATCTACATCACCGTCCATTCTTAACTCTCCTGTCAAATCTATATTACCAGAGGAATCAATAGATATACGCTCTGTTGGAGTACTGGGATCTGTAGTTGTAAAGATACTAAATTTTCCACCAATACCGTCTGAGGAGTATTCAGTAGCTCTAATGCTTGCTAATTCTATATTAGTATCATTTCCACCATAAAATCCTATTTTACTGGAAAGAGTATTAGGTAATGTAACTGTTGATTCTACTTTTATTTCAGGTGTATCTCCTTTCAAATGTAGTATAGAATCAGGATCAGTTTCTCCGATACCTACTTTTTCAGATACCGTTAAATTATTAATGTAAGTAGTACAAGCTGCAGTGGTTGTAAGGTTTGAACCTATAATAAAGGAGTTATCATGTTCAACTGTATTGTTAACACCTCCTAGTATACTACTAAACGATGATTCACAGATAGTATTATCTTTTCCTCCTCCTATAAAGTTAACATCTAATGATGGGGCACATGATGCTGTTATGGTATTGTCTCTACCTGATACAATTGCATTATAAGCATTGATAGATCCTCCAATACAGTTTCCATAACCACTTCCTATAAAACTGTAATTAGAGGTGGCTTGATTTGACAATCCTCCCAGTATTGTAGTGTTAGGACCTCCTACTATATTACATATTCCTCCTAGAATTATTGAGAAGTTTGAATTAGACTCTATACTATTGTCACATCCTCCTCCTATAAGAGCAGCATATGTATTATCTTCTACTGTATTGTTGTGTCCACCGGCTATAGTAGATAAATCACCGTTATTTGTATGTGAAGAACCTATAGTTGCTTTATTTCCAATATTTAAGGCTGTACCATCGTAGGTTAAGTTGGATGAAGCTCCTAATTCACCGTTATTATTTAATTGTACTTCTGTATCGTTACCTGCTGCTAATCCGGTTAAATTAGTACCATCTCCTACAAATGAACCAGTAAATGACCCGGTGAAAGGAGAGGTTAAATCATCAAATTGTAAAGAACTAGATATTATGGTTGGCTTATCGGTTATATCTTCAAATGCAACAGAATCGGCTTGATCTGCTCTTAAAGCATGAGAAGATGATACTTCAAAAGTAATCTCATGTGATGCAGAGACTGCAAAATGTGCATATGATGAAGTAGTAGCATAAGAAGAGCTTACAACTCCTGTAACATTGGAACCGTCCCCGTAAAATCCTTCAGAAGCAGTAACGCTTCCTGTGATAATGAGAGTATTATTAAAAATTTGTTGATTAGCCATGTTCTATTTTATTTATACTTGTCTTTTAAAAGCAGTTATTAACATATTAACATCATAAGTACCTACTGATGCATCTAACTTCAATACAGCTTCTGTAGTTGAAGAAGCATCTATAGAAAAGGATGTAGTATTAATTGCAAACTCTGGGTATGTATATGTATCGTTAATTGTGGAGTTACCTGCTTGATCCCATCCTCCAAATAGTGTTCCTACTTTTTTCTCTGATTCATTTGTGTTTGAAAGTGAATAATCAACTTTTATACCTGTATACCCTGTAGAATCATTTATAGGAAATGTATATAAATCGTGAATACCTACTAGATCGGAAGAATGAAAGTGTATTAATTCTACCCCTGGTAAACCTGGGTATCCTTCTGATGCTATTGTTACCGATCCTACTGCATCTATTGCTCCTGATACTATTAAGGAACCGGTTATTTCTGCATCACCATCTCTAGTACCATCCCATTCTGTCTCTATTCCTGTTAACCCACTTCCGTCTCCTACAAATGACCCGGAGAAGATAGATCCTGATATTTCTAAGGTATCTGTAAAATCTATTATCGCTGATGAACCAGAAACTGTAAAAGAACCGGTTATTTCTGCATCACCATCTCGAGTACCATCCCATTCAACTCCTGTTAAATTAGCTCCATTACCGTGAAAGGAACCTGAGAATATAGAAGCAGAAACCTCATTATAGATCGTTACTTGACCGGTTGAGAAATCACCGTATATTAAAGGTGTGTCAGAGGTTGTGTTATTAATGTATAGTTTATTATCTATATTAGGAGTCGGTGTAGATGGAGGTCCGGCGTGGAATCCTAAAAATACGTTATTTGAACCTTTAGCATGATACCCTGCAAAAGCTCCTATTGCTGTATTTTGGCTATCATCCTGATTCGAGGAATATAGTGTAGCAGCTCCTAGAGATGTATTATACTCTCCGGTAGTGGTTGATCTAAGTGAGTGATAACCTATTGAAGTATTGTGGGTACCTGAAGTAATTGCGATTTGACTTATTGAACCTATAGCAGTATTATACCTACCGTTACCTGTTCCTCCTATTGTACCTGTACCTAAGGCAGCGTTATGGCATCCACTGTTATTTCTACCTGCTAGATATCCTACTAAGGTTGAACAATTTCCTGATACTTCACCTGAGTAGTTTCCTATTGTTACTAGGTTACGTCCTGTTGCTTCACTTGCAGCACTAATTCCTATAGCTATTCCGTTAAGAGCAGTTGTTGAACAAGCACCGGATAACGAACCATCCCCAATTCCTAAAGAAGTAGAATTTAAATTATGTATTTTAATATTCTCATCTACGATTGTAACTCCTTTCAAATCTATAGTTGGATCTGATCCTGATACTATAAATGAACCTGTTATTTCTGCATCACCGTCTCTTGTTCCATCCCATTCAGATTCTACACTAAGTCCTGTTAACCCAGACCCGTCTCCTACGAACGACCCAGAGAAGATTGAACCTGATATAGAGTTTACGTTTGTAAAGTCAACTTTTACAGATGAACCAGAAACTGTAAGAGAACCGGTAATTTCTGCATCACCATCTCTTGTTCCATCCCATTCTTGAGTTACTGTTAAGCCTGTTAATTCAGATCCATCACCTTTAAATGAACCGGTAAATGAATTTGCTGTTACTCCTCCTTCTATATTTATTTCACCTGTAGAAAAATCTCCTAATATTAAAGGAGTATCTGATGCTTGGTTATTTATGTATAGTTTATTAGACTCTACTGTTGAACTAGCAGGTCCTGCACCATTACCCAAATGTACATTACCTGACCCACCGGTTAGGTTTATTCCTGCTTCTGATCCTATTGATACGTTTGAATCCCCGCTACTTAATGTTAATAGTGAATTAGAACCTAAAGCTACTGTATCACTTGAATTTAAAGCATTCTTTAAAGAACCGTAACCTAGAGATGTATTATTATCTCCTGTTAAGTTCTTACTAGCCTGATAACCTATACCTGTATTTTGGGTAGCCCCGGATATACTATCTCCTGCTTCTGATCCTATTAATACGTTGTTATCACCATCATCTTGGCTTACTCTACCGGTTATAGTTAGAACATCTCCGTCGAAAGTAAAATTAGATTCTCCCTGTACTAACCCGGCAGTACCTGTAGCTGTAACAACTCTATTATTTACATTACCGGTTATAGTTAATCCGCCTGAGCCGCCGTTTAATGGTACCTCGTAGTAATCTGTAGCAATACCAGTATCGAAGTGAAGCCTAAGAGTATCGCCACCGTCTTGTATAGAACTAGAGTGAATAACTGATCTAAAATTGTTATCCATCTCTGTATGCGTCAGAGAAGTTCCTTTTTCTAGTCTATATGTTAATCCAGGTATTGCCATTTTGTATTTTTATTATAAATAGTCTTAAGGTTCTATAGGAAACTCGTTAGTAATATTTTCCGGTTTAGTAATATCTCTCAATTTCTGCCTATATATCCTCCACTCATTTTTCTTTTCCTCCGATAGTGGAGAATCTACTAATTGCGTCCAATCGCTATTCATGAGTTTATTATTTCTTAAAATCCTAATCGAGTCCACATCTAATACTTCTTCTCTAGGTTTTTCACGTTTTTTATGTTCTCCGTTTATAACAACGTATTCACCAGTTAGGGCCTCTTGCCATTGGTTGTGGTTTAGAGTCACTGTAGGGGATGGTATGTTCTTTCCGTGAATTTCCTCTACATAGAATCCTTTATATTCTCCCCTGTTATCATAATGTCCTAAATATTGCATACTAATATCCCATTGCCATCCACCATCCAGCTGCACTTTCTATATGTAATCTAAATCCTGAAGTTGTTACATTTCCAGCTCCAGTTTCTCCATTACTTTGCCTATCAGGTACACAAGTCACACTTACACACCCGTTTGGAAAAGTAATAGGAAACGTTACGTTTTTACTTCCTCCAGTTGACAAACGCCCGAATTGAATGATAAAACCTGAGCTGAATTTTTGATAACCGTGTACTCCTGATGAGTGACTTGCAACGTTAAATTCTGTGTTGAGTAGTACACTATTATTACTAGACCCACCTAACGTAGCAACATCACCATTTGCTAATAAAATTTGACTATCTGTTCCTCCAGATTTAATTAACTTAGTTCCTCTAATCTCACCGTTAACATCTAATGTTTTTTCTATTTGGCTACCAGATTTTCCTATACCTACTCTACCGCCTCCTTCTACTAAAGTAAGTTTATTATTGGCTTTAGTTTCATCCCCAACGTATCTAAGCCATGTATATTGATTTGTTACATCGTATATTCCAAAGGTTTTATCATTATCTCTAGTAAAGAATCGTTGCCTATATCCCCTAGTATCATCTAAATCTAATCTAACCTCGTTTGCTCTTGCAATATGAAGTTTGATATTAGAATCAACATTTTGATACCCAATACCGATATTACCGGCAATATACATATCACTATTACCTGATATTTTTCCTTCTGTATTCAATGTACCACCTAATATAGAATTACCTGAGATATCTAGTGTACCTCCTCCTTCAATATTACCTGAACTAACTATATCACCCTCTACAGTTAATCCTTCCACAGAAGGAAAATTAGTATTAATACCTACCTTACCGCTTGCTTGTGCACTAAATATTACTTCGGAGTTTGTGTAGGAGCCATTCTGGGCGTTTATGATATTAAATCCTTCTTTCTTGTCATTGTCTGTATTGATAGCAATTACTATATTACCTCCATTAGCATCTTCTGGTGAGGATAAGAGTAAACCTACTGAGGTTGAATCCTCAGGTACTAGTCGTTTTCTCCCTTCTACAGTTGTTGGATAGAGTACATCTTCTTCTGATCCAGCATTTATTGGTCTTATTATAGATTGATTTGTATTTGGACTAGTAGTAGATAAGCCTATTCCTTCTGTTCCTACCAAGCTTAACTGTCTGTTTGGTATTTTAGTTCCAATTCCTACTCTAGATACACCTTCACTAGTTCTTGTGAATGTAGCTGCTACAATTATATCTGCGTTGTCTGTTTTACTTCCTCCTGCTCCTATTCCAATATGCACTTTTCCAAATCCATTTCCTATCGGGAAGTTGTTTGTAAAGTAGAGGTCTTTGTTACGGCTATCCACTCTTCCTATCTGCCCTATATAATCATTACCTTCGTAAAAATTTATTCTAGCGTGTTTGTTCTGTCCTGGTTGACTGTTAATAGGGGTTCCTCTTAGGTTTATTGAACCTCCTCCATGACTGTCTCCTTGTATGTCTAATTTATCCAGAGGGTCACCTTTACCTATGCCTAAGAATACTTGTTCGTTTTTAAATTTAAAAGAACTAAGAGCATCAAATTGGCCATCTTCTCCTTTAAATTGTACATCTCCTGTAGTTCCTGCTGCAGTTGCTGTTAAGCTATCTGTATTAAGTGAAGGTAAGTTAATTTCCTGGTATCTGTCAGGACCGTAGTTCTCTGTAGCAGTATCCAGGTTTTCACTTCCTGTGTAGTGTAGTCTTAGTATTGTATTATCATTGTGAATTGAACTTGAATAGAAGAACTGTGATTGGTTCCTGTCCATTTCATCATAAGATAAAGCCTTTCCTTTGTTTGTTCTAAGAATTATACTCATTTTTTTAATCTTTTATGGTCGTAGATAAAACCCTACTAAATACTTATATAAATATTAACCTAATCTGTTTACTCCAAAATTCATATCTAGCTTAGTGACTATAACTGTATCGGTTTCTGCTGATTTAGGAAGTGGTTGTCCTAGTTTACCTACAGCTACTAATTCATTAGCATCATTATATAGACCTACTGTTGTGATATATGGTTGAAAAGTTGATCCAGAAACATTATTTGCTATCTGTCCATCTGCTGTTTCTAAAGCCGTCTTATTTAAAGTGTGGTTAAATTCTCCAGTCTTAATCCTACAGTGGTAATTATGGGTATATATTGGTAGATTTGATTTCCATCTTAATATAGCGTCGAAGTATATATTATAATACACTGCTATTTTTTCATCTGTTATAATAATTTGCCCATGTGGATAAATTACATTACCTACATATACTCTAGGGGATGAGTATTTGAAATACAATCTTCCTTCTCCATCGTCTACTATCTCATTACAACTTTTAGGTACTGTAGTTGTATCTAAATATTCACCTCCTCCTTCTGAGGTTTCATTCACGTATGTTGATTCATCCTGTATGTAGTCTGGATCGTTGAGTGTGCAATTATCAGCAGATGTTTCAAATAGAAAATCTGTGTTTTCTATATATAGGTTATTTTCTATATCTAATGAATCCTCACCCGTTTCTGTAGCATAACTATCTAGTACATAGTTATCGTAACTGCCATCTTGTGGATCGCTTCCATACTTTAAATCAGGTAATATAGAAACAGATTTAGGTTCTATATGAGTTCCGTAAACTTCTTTTGGTAAAGAAAAAATAGCTACTCTAGAATTTAACTGTCTAGAACCGCTAACTTCGTAAGATGATTGTAGGTAATTCTCATAAGAAGAAGATGTAGTTAATTCTGAGTTGTCAAATTGACTATAATATAGGTGGTGGTTGCTTTCAAAAACTAACCTCTTATTAAAAGTAGTGCTTCCAGAATTGGCTATATTTCCTCCGTATGTATTATCGGAGGAATCAGGTACATATGCTCCTGAACCTGATAGTCCAAATATATTCTGTATACCGAGATCTGTATATTGACTACCGCTAGCTATCCATGATTTACGGGCGGTATAAGTCGATATATATGCATCCTGTTGATTTAGTTTTTTGTAAGCACTCATTCATTAATAATCTAGTTTGATTCTTACTAAAGCCTCTTTTGTAAAGTCTTTAAGAAGTGGTCTAGATAGTTTAGCTACCCCTAATAGATCGTTATTGTCATTGTATAATCCTACTGTTGTAATATATGCTTGAGGAGTATTTATCATTACATCGTGACGTAGTTCTCCTGAGCTTGTAATATTTGAAGGATTCGTTGAGTAGTTAAATTCACTATTACGAACTCTTACGAATACGTAATTAGATGAGATAGTTTCTTCTGATTGTAGTGAACCGCTTGCTCCATTTTTGATTGCACTATAAAACTTATCTAAATTATTAACAGCACCATTTATATCTGGGTTGGTAGCTATGTTGATACCTTCGTAGGTGTTAAGATTTAGAGCTGCTCCGTTAAGAACTACTACACCTACATCTGGTAAAAACTTACCGTAGCTTCCATGTTCAGCAGTAAACCCTGTACCGTTGTTATACGGTATACCGTGTGATCCGCTTATAATATCGTATACTCTTCCTGCATCTACATAAGATACAGTAGTTATATCAGCACTATTATCTGTTAAATGTAGAGTTTTATCGCCATTGGTTAATTTTAAGTTGAAAGAGCCTGGTAGTAATTTTTCTTTATATCTTGCTCTATCTATACTCATTACATAAATGTCATCAGATTCATATGTACCGAAAACAAATCCTACCTCTTCGTCACCGAAAATTAAGTTCCTGTACTGTCCATATATTGTCGATGTTGGTGTTTTTGTATTTACTCCTGGATAGTAAGGTAGTGCTCCTTTACCTTCTTTATGTCCATAAGCTATTGCAAATTGTACACTAACTGGTGTAGGTGAATCGTATACACCGTCGTAAATCTCATAAAAATAGTTACCTGTATTTGATGCTACTTGCCCTGATGATGTATGAAATGATGTTAAGTACTTACCATCACCAGAAGACCATAATGGTGCAACTACTGATTCAGCACTTATTGAAATATCTTCTGGATCTAATCTTTTAAATGACATATCTTATTAATTATTTACTTTTACAATTGTGATTGGTACTGTTACTCTAGCTCCTGAATCTCTTCCTATTACTGTAATAGTTGTCTGTAGTGTTGATTGTCCAGCAAATAATGTGTTAATAGTAGTTCCAGTTAAGTTGATTGATGTACCTATTACTGTTTTAGAAACATTAGTACCTAAGGTAGTAGTTGAATTTAACCTTTCTGCTTCTGGTGTGTTGATACCTACTCCGTTGTATGTCTGTAATACTCTAGCATCTGCTATTGTTGCTACATAACCTCCTGCTTCAAAGGTTTGAGTTGAACCTAAGTAGTTTAATGTTTGAGGAGTTATAGCTAGGGATGCTCCTTGTTTTAATCTAATTGAACTATATCCAATATCTAAAACAGGTAGTTTAGCAGTTCCTCTAGGTAGTGTAGTTAATTTATATTTCATGATTTGAGTCTCATCAGGAAAAGCTTCTAATAATGGCAAGTTCTCGATTGCTTGTCCATAATAAGCCGAACCTAATGGGTGTGCTGGATTATACAGAGTATAATCTACTTCATCATCAGAAAGAGCGAATTGAGTTATTTTAAAGGAGCTATCTCCTCTTGCAAGTAGTTCTCTACCTTTTTTAGTCAATATTGCATCAACCGTAACTATTGAATTATCTAAATATCCCATTTTAGTATTTTTCTATATATTATAAATATCTTAAATTATTATTTTATTAAATTATTATGCCGGATCTACTCTGTAGCCTATGTATGGACATTGTGTTGCGGAAACAATTCGTCCGTAATCATCTGTAATAACTATTGTATTATTACCCTCTACGTATATTTTTGAGTTGTTAACCAATTGTATTCTATTTTGCCCTGTACCGAATTTAAGCACTTCAAAAGATTCACTCATTTTAACAAAAATAGCATTTGCTTCATATGTCGGCTTGTTTTCGTCTATAAAGCTACGAAGAATATCTCTAGTTACTTTTATATACGGGGGTGTAGGGGGTGTAGTGTTAGTGATGATTTTTGTTATTCTCATAAATTCCTCCCTATCGGGGTAATCATCTGTTAGTGGTGCTCTTAGTATATCTCCTATTTTTAATATTCCATTTTCAATTAAACTACTATCCGAAGGGGTTATACTTGTATTATTAGCTGCCATTCTATTTTCATTTACTACCACTATACTAGAGGTGGTAAATGTTGGCGATTCTGTTACCCCTGTATGAAATAATTCCTGTTTAACCCTACTATCTAAAGCACATATGTACTCTATATCGCTATCGGATGAAAAAACCTCCCCTGTAAATGTACGTCCGAATATAGTTGGAGGTATTCCTGCACTTTCAGCGGCTGTTGTTTGACTGCCGTTATATCTTGCGTTAATCCATCCTGTATCTGAGTATAATGAATCCTGTACTGTTGCTTTAGGTGCTGTTAGTTCTAACAATGCATTTATGTTGGATGGATTATTTGTATTCCTTGATCTTTCCGAAGTCATTTTAACCTTTGACTTCCTATTCAATCCTGCGTTACTTATAAGAGGGTTGTGTGGACTGAATCCAAATACTACATCTTGAAGGAATGGAGAGAATGTAACTTCTATATTTTTATGTACAGTCCCAACTAGATTTGCATCGAAAATATCGTCTATAATCTCCGGTTCGATTGTATAGTAAATGAAGGGGACTTTAGCAGGATAGTATTGTTTAGAAGTAATATCTAACTCGTACAACTTTCCCTCTACATTAAATTTAACTTTTTCTATTTGACCTAATACACCTTCTATACGAGTCTCATCTGTTTGACCATCGATTGAATGTGCTTCTACATGTATGATTATACCTGTGATTATACCTTTAGAACTCTCTTCTGATATACGATTAATATTAATATTTAAAGCACCGGGGGAATTGTAACTCTTTCCATCCTGGAAATGTGATCTAATAAAGGTTCTTTCGTCCATAATTCTTATTAGTGTATTACTTTATTGTTTATTGATTTATTACCATTGTTAATCTCTATACGGACTATCACCTGATGAGTAATCATTATCTAGATATCTGTCTCTTTCACATAAGTAATCAGTGTTACTACAGTCTATGTAGGTATCTGATGTTTTTGTTAAAAAGGAAGGTCTTTTAGCCCAATCATATTCTCCATCTAATTTTTCCCATTTCCTATAAATAGTGTTATAGTCAAAATTTACTCCATAGTATCCGGTATCTGCCGGTCTTGTTAATTCTTTGTCTTTAAATATTCCAGGAGTTATCGCATTACCTCCATCGGGTCCTCCAATGTTAGATACACCTCCAGTGAAAAAGTCTCCTTTCGTTCTTGCTTGTGAATAAACAGTTCTGCTACTGTTCCCTGTACAGCAAAGGTCTGTCGTACTTGTTGTGTAAAAAAGTTTATACTCCTGTACGGTAGGTTCTGGGAATTTTGTGTCTAATTCTACAGTTAAGTTATGAATAATTTCTGGACAATCTCCAGGCTCATCTGCTTTAAATCTCATCCTAATGTTATTAGGTACGTAGTTTTTAGTAATATAGTCCTGTATATCAGTAAATGTATTAAAATTATGTTTATCAGATGGTTTGCTCTCAATACCATCAGCTGTTTTATATTGGCTTTTTATATTTAGTAATGTTCCTGTTGATACTTGTTTATCTGGATCTATTTCTATCCAATTTCCTAAATATGATACCTCTTCATATGAGTCATTTTCATCAATTAGCTGGTTTTCTGTCCATTCTAATCTAAAGTAATATTTAGTTGAGTCTGATACGTATTTAAATCCGTAAGAAGGAGTGTATTTTTCTCCTACAGTTGGAAAAGTTCTAGTAGTCCCTATATTACATTTACTATACGGAATCGTTTTCTCTATAGAACATCCACTAGTGTTATTTAGGTCTTTTATTTCTACTTTTATTGAATCTACATTTCCATACACAGTTACAGGGAATTGCTTTTCTGTAACATTCGCTTCAGCAAATGGTTCTCCATTAATATAGTAAATTATATCCTTGTTTGTACTGGATTGCCACCATTCGCTTAAATTGTAAATACCGGTAGGTTTGATATCTGATGGTATATTGATTTCTTTAAAAGCTAAATCACAAGATACTATTATAGCTGTTCTTGTTTTCGTACAGTCTTGTTGTTCTAGTATTTGTTTATCTTTATGATATACGGTAACTTCGTACTCATCGTATTGTTCATAACCTTGAGGTAAGAAATTATATTCTAATTTTCCGTTTTCTATTATGGTAGGTTGTGGATTTCTATTAGAAGTAATTTCAAAGTTGTAATCTCCTCCAGCACCTATAAACATATTAGCTAAGTTGTAGTTAGTGTATAAATCATTTTTAGGATTTATTATCAAATTACCTTGTACTGCATTAGTTTCTAAGTTACATATATCCTCTGGTGGCTCTTTGTAAAAACCAATATTATAGTTTATATTTGGATATTCGAAATTTTTAAATGGGTTACCTCTGTTTAGTTCACCATTTGTTACTCTTATTCTAGAACGAAATAACTCACCATTAAATTTAGGTTGACCGTTCATCTTATCGGTAATACCTCTTATTCCTTCTGGTGTTCTAATATAGTGTATTGCTCTAGTTGGCGATTCTTTACTAAGTAATGTACCTTCTGCTCCATTTCCTGTGTTTTGGTAAGCTCCTCCGTTAGACCCTGTTATAAAAGCAGTATCTATTGAGCTACTGTATTCAGGTTGTGTCCAAGTCATTACAGGAGATGTATGCTTACTTCTCTCTAAAAGATGCGGTTTAATTATTACTCCTGTATCGGTTACAGATCTAGCAGGAACAAAGTCACGAACCATCCTAAATACTACATTATCAAAGAATTTAATCAACCTAACAAAATCCTTTAAGTTGTATTTACCTACGTTATCAAAGATTTCTTTAGCATATTCCTGTAAATCACTATACTTATTTGTTTTTACATCTCTTGGGTCTCCTATATAGTTATCAATATTAAAAGTACTATTAGGAAACAATACATTAGATTGTGATACTATGTAATTATTAATATTATCTGAAGGTGAGAATCCTACTTCTATTCTATGTAAGTCGTTAGTGTAGTTATTTTCTTTATTAGATATACTTGTATAAAAGGATAGTGTAGCTCCTTCTACTATACTACCTGTATTATCTAATCGTACTTTATCTAAAGAACCCGTCCAGGCTTGTTCCCCTCCGTAAAATGGCAAGTCTTCTGTGGATTGCCCTCCGTATACTTTAATTTTAAGTACATCTGAAGGTATTCCAAAACAGTTAATTAATGCTCTTAATCCTCTTTCTGTACCTTTACTTTTAAGCAGTAGAGGAAGGTTGTGATAAATCCTTTTATAAATCTCTTTTTGATAATCGTTTTGAGATAATTGATCTTGGTTAGATTTTATTATTCTAGCTCTACCATCTCTATCAGATAAGTACTCTCCTTGTGTATCATAAGAATTAACAGTAAAGTATTTGAATAGATCTTCTGCTGATTTATTACTTGTGTATAGTTTAACTCCAAAGTTTTTTAGTAATTCTTCTACTAAGTCTTTAGATACCCCTCTATCTAACCTATTGTCTGCATCATATTTTTTAGAAACAGAATCTGTATATAACCATAGATTGTCAAAATGCTGTGCTATCATATGAATGAATAATTCATATGGTTGGTTTGCAGGATCTTCTTTAAGGTATGAAGGTATTGTATTAGTTAATATATCAACGTTTTGTGCATCATAACGAATTGCACTTTGTAATTCTGTATTATACCATTCTGTTGCTTCTGTAGTTGAGGATGGTTGATTTATGAAAGGTTTAGTTGAATTACTCTTAGGCCATGCAGAAGATGAATTAGTATAGAATAAGTGTCTTTCGTAGTGATCTAAATTATTAATTACACCTTTAATAAGATTTTCATAATATTCTTTACTCCCTGTTATACCTTGTCCTGTATAATTTGAAGAAGAAAGTAGATCTAAATTATTTTGGTAACTCTCAATTAAATCTAACTTATATTTAAAGTTACGTATTCTTTCTTCGGCTGAAGAGTAATTAATAAAGTTATTGAAGTCTGAGTAGTCTATTCCTAGTTCTGCTCCTTTTTCATTAAACATTGAATTAATCTCCCTATAGGTATTTGTTGTAGGGAAACTAAATAATTCATTGTAGTTGTAATATTGTGATGGTTCTGTAGTCTGTGTATCTAATTCTACATCAAAATTAGCTCCTCGTAAAGTTGGAACTACCGGTGGGTCTTGAGTGATTGTTGTATTAATCTCAAAAGCTATCGAATCGCTTACTTTCTCTACTACATTTACCCTTGTTTTTAAATTAACAGAAGATGGTAGAGGATTATATAATTTAAGTATGACTGCAGTAGTATCTCTAAATTCTTCTACATCTACATTGATTATAGAATAGAAAATATTATTACCGAAATATAGGTAGAAGTCAGGAGAATAGGTATCGTTATTAAATTGAGATATTACTTGATTGGTTGTCTCTAATACATCACTTCCCCCTAAATTGATAGATACTAACCTAACTTCTGTTTTATCAGGAGAGATGCTCTCTATATAGAAGTCTTGTGGATTTAAGTTGTCTGAGTATGTGTAATCTAGAAAGTTGTAAAGAGCTTTTACTTCGGTACCATTATAACCATAAGCAATATAGTCTTGTTGAACATCTATACCTATTTCGGAATTTCCTACAGTATTCTGCTGTGTATCTCCTGATATTATAGAGTAGTTTGTATAGGAAGGTATAGTCTGTAACCTAACATCACTTAATGTATAGTAAGATAATTCAACAAAATTATCGTTAGGTTTAAATGTCTTTGTTATATTTGTTGAAGTTAATAATGACGTATCCTCATTAGTAAGAGACCTAAAACCAGATAATCCGTTAGGTTCAATTTCAAATATGTTATATTCTATTTTACTCATTATTTTCTAGTTCAAATATCTGTTGATTAGCAGTAAGTAGTTGTTGTCTCAATTGTGCTATCTCATCTAATAATGGTTGTAAATCATCTAAAGATTTTTCAAAATCAACTACTTCTAAACTTTTTTCTATTAGGTATTGATGAGAATTTGTTTCTCCTTCTGCTGGGATTGTATAGAAGAGTTTATTATACAGACGAAATAATTCCTCTACAGTATCGGTATCAACAACTAATTCAGGTTTAACAAAAGTCTTAAACTCTCTATCTACTAAATTATTAAATTGATCGGACCTATAAGATTCTTTCTGTATTCTAACTTTTTCTCTAGCCATTCCTAACTACCTTAAATATATTTTGATTATCCATAACTACTGTACTTCCATCTAACTCAGTTTTTACTAATATACGATAAAATCTCTCTGGTTGCAACCCATCCATATAAACATCGAAAAAAGAACCGTTTTCATCACAACTAATTTTAGTGAAATCGGTATTAAAATCTACTACCATCTCCTCTGTATTCTCATCTCTTAATCCCCAATATGATGCAGAAGGTAGTGCATAATTAGTTAAATATACTGATGAGGTTGTAAATGTTCTTTGAGGGTATTTAGGTTTAGCAGTCACTCTAAATCTCTGCTTTCCTATATCTGCGTACTTCCCTTTATTGTTTTTTATATCAATTGTTGCTATATCTGTTGCTAAAATATCTAAATCACCTTGTTCATATACACTGTCATCCCATCCGAATTCTAAGAATGGAGGGTAGATTGTATTAGTATCTTGTCCGAAGTATCTTAACTTAATAGAAGATGATGTATAAAACTCATACTCATCTTGTAATTTAACAATAAAGCCTTTATTGGTTAACTGATCGTTATAAATTTGTTTAATTCCTGCAGTTATGTTTATATCTACATCATGGGTAGAATTGATAGGATGATTTTGAGAGAATTCCATTGATTCCCCATTAGAGGCTGTATACCAAGTTCCTCCTCCTGCTTTACCTGTAATGAATGATGCTGTAGTAAATGGAGCAAATCCTATTGTTTGCCAAATTCCTGAGGAATTACTGTTAGCGTATGCCCAACTAACTCCTGATGTATTTACAGGTATATCACCTGCTTTACCGGTTCCGTTATCCCAATCAGTTGAACCTTGAATATATATTGGGTAGGCATTTAGGGTATAGTCTACTGGTAGTTCATCTGCTTCAGCTAAGTATAGTTTAAGACTTGAGCTAAACTCTGTACTCCCTATTTTAGTATCAATTACATCATCTATTTCACTATCTGAGAATTTTATTAATAGCCGAGCCGTTTGACCAGTTGGATCTGTTATACCTGGGTATCCTCCGATTTCTAATATTTCATCTTTACCCGCATTACCGGTAAGTTGATCTGTGTAAATAAATGAGTCCTTTTCAGGAAATATTCTATAAATTGCCATATTACAGTATTGTTGTTCTTCCTTTAATATCCTGGTTAAGGTCTTTTACTTCAAAAATCATAGTATCGTATGATGGATATACTATATTATTTCTAGTTGCACCTTTTATATCGTATGCATATTCTGAGTAGTTACCTCCTTGCTTGTTCACAACTTCTATGTTACTAACTGTTTGAACTCCTACAACTCTATCAAGTAAACTATATATTGTCGATATATTGATAGGTTGATTTATATTCCATTTTGTAATATCAAAGAAGTCCTGTAATGCATTATTACATGCTAAAAGTACATCTCTACTATTAAAATTAGGTTTTACTAATATGTCATAATTTATACCTATGTTAACTACAAAAGCATCTTTTATATTTAATGCATCTGTTATAGGCATATAGTAAGACATATACCTCTTTAAATTATTCTTAAGTGTTTCTGTAGCAGTAATTAAGTTCTTATTACTGTCATATGCTAATACATAAAGAGATAATGCTAATGGGTTACTATCAATTATCGAATCAGTAACCGATCTTGTACTATTTAATTCATCTTGTGTAACGAATACTTTTGCTACTGTTCCGAATTTTGAATCTAAAGATAATGCTCTAACTGTGTAATCTTGTAATGTCACAGTTCTTTTCTGTTCTGAGAAAGATCTTAATGCATTCTGTCTAATTTCTTCTACAGTATCTCCGTCTTTACCTCCTTGAGCAGGTAGTCTATTATTAAAAGCTAATGTATCTTTGTATAATGTACTTTGGTCTGTATTACCAATAGGGTTAGCTGTTGCTGAGAATGTTGTTAGTGTGTTAGCAGGTACATTTGCTTCTACTCCTCCACCAACTAGGTATTGTATAGTTAAAGTAGTATTTGATGGTGCTAATCCGTAAGTCTGTGTGTACATAAAATTAGAAGGATCGTAAGCTTTATCTATACTACTTATTCCTTGTAATGTACCCATACCCACATTTGTAGGGTCTGGTGTGAATACATTATCGTCACTCCCTACTGTTCCTGCTCCAAATTGTATTTGTAAAAAACCTTCAGAATTGAATCTAGTCACAAATCTCTTAGGTACTTTTTGAAGTAAAATAGAGTTAGGTACCTTATCGGCATCAGATCCTACATTACTTTCTGCTACAAACACACTATCTTGACCTAAAAAAGGTACTTCATGCCATCTAGTAGTATCATCTTCACTATTATCTGTAATACTCAATATACCTATTATATTTGTATCTTCTATTGTGATTGTTGTAAATTTTTCTGCTGTAGTAAAGGTTTGTGTTGTTGTTTTTACTTTACCTGAAAATGCTTTGGTCTTTTTAGTAAGTAGGAATTCAGATGGTATTCCGTTAGACATTTGTGAAATTACTACATCTGTTGGATCATATGAACTAGAAAAACTAAAATCTATTTTGTTTTCAATAAAGAACTCAATATTACCTGATGAATTACTGGTTACTGTTGCGTTTTCATCTACAACTAGTGCTTGGTCCCAATTAGGTTCATTAGTTATTGGATTAGCTCCTATGTTTTGAGTCACTTCTAACTCTACCTCTGCTACGTTAGTTGATTTAGGTCGATAACCCATCATATATGCCATCGCATATAAGTTTCCAGGATCTTTAGCGTATTGTAAGAAAGTCTCTTGTAATTGTGTATCTTGATAAAAAGATAGGATATCTCCTACATATGCTGCCATCTCAATAAACATCATACCTGGTGAAGTAGGGGAGAAGTCATTATAAGAATCAGGAAAATAGTTCTTAGCAAATTCTACTAATTCTTGTTTGTAATCAGAAAATTCTCTAGCTACGTATTTTATGTCTCTTATTTCTGCCATTATTGTTCAAAGTTAATTACTACCTCATCCTCTATATTAGTATCTTGGATAGCGTATCTTAATGATAACGTAACTGTATTTGTATCTGGGTTTCCTAGTACTTGGAAATCTGTTGTGATAACTCTTGGGAAATACTCTACCAAACCCCTTTTGACCGTCGCTTTGATTTGATCGATTAAGTCTTGATCAATGTGATCAAACATCAATTGTTTAAGTGTAGTTCCAAAGGTAGGGTTGAGATACCTTTCTTGCTGTCCTGTTAGAAAATAATTAATTAGATTAGTTCTTATAGCATCTTTTGTTTGATAGGTAGAATTAAAGACTGCTTTACCGGATAACGGTAAAGAAACTCCTATAGCCTTTCTAGGCTGTAAATCTAGTGGGTCAATTCTTCTACTATTGAATGCCATATTATACTATTCCGTGTTTTTGTTTATCTTTCTCTATAGACTTTTTATATACCTCTCCTGCTTTCTTTACAAAATCAAATTGAGATATATCTAAACCTGGTTGTGGTCCTTTATTTTCTACCATCCCCATTTGATTGGCCATTGACGATGCAAAGTTAGGTTTTTGTACTCCTTGTGCATTAGTAATATTCTTATACTCCTCACTTGTCATATTAGCTCTTGTTTGTTCTAACATTGACATAATTGTGTCTTTAGAATTATAAGTCTTACTTATTTCTTTAGTAGGTCTTGCTACATTAGTTGTAGGTGTACTTAAGTTACTTTCGTATACTGTTTGTTCTGGTTTACTGGCAATTCTTACTGCTTCGGTCATTACTTCTTGTAACTCCTCCTTAACAGCAGTTCTTACCTCTTCTCGTATGATTTTTCTTAATTGATCGAGTTTCATAATAATAAATAGTTTGTTTATGGAAGTTGGTTATCTATTCTAAATTTTAATTCATCTAATAGTACTTGTGTATCTGAACTAAATGATGGTTGTCCTCTAAGTACTATCACTCCAATATTATCTTTTGCTACTGCTACCCTCCTTTTAGCACTGGTTTCTGAGTTGGTATCTTCTATTATTGCTAAAGTATATGCTTTACCATTTGCACCAAGGTACTGAAAATTGTTATTAGGTACTCCTTCTGAACCTGTATTTTCTAGAGGACGTACTTGATTTAATAAATTTGCTAAATCTTCTTGATTCTCTAAACTATTAACACAACCTTCAACACTTAGATTAACAGTCTCAAGTATGTTCTTGACATTATTTAAGCTAGGAGCTACACTACTGGTTAGTGCCTCTATTCCTTCTATATCATTTTCTAATGATTCTAAAAGTCTTATTATTTTAAATAACCTATCAGCTTGACTAGTGATTGAACCAGTAGTTTTTGCAAATATTAGACCTCCTGCAGGTCCGGGTGGTATACCTATTGCAACAGGAATTGGATTAGTTTTTAATAATGATAAAATCAGTTTAGCAACAGTAATTAAGGGTTTTAAACTATTTGCTAACGTTGAAAATTTATTTGTAATTTTCTGTGAGTTATTAACTACTGTGAGTAGGTTGTTACGTGTCTGTATTATACTACTCAACTCTCCTGTAGGTGGACATTGATTAGAAAATTTGGAGATTAATTTAAATGCTTCTGTTTGCACTCTAGCTTCCAATTCACCTTGAAGTGTTCCTAATTTTGAAGAGACTATATTAGAAAGTTGTGAAGTAACGGCCATTATTCTGTAAATACTTTTTTAGACTTCAATTGAGATGGTCCGTTAGGGTTAATTAAATCATTTAATGCTTTTATAACTGGTTTTGCTTGCATTCCTCTCTTGTTTAGAAGAGGTATAGGTTTTCCATCTATAGTTTTAGCTTTAGCCATATCTGTAGACATTCCTTCTAGTACCCCTAAAACGCTCTCTAAAAATAGTTCTAATTGATTTCCTAAAACTACTCCCTCTTTTCTACCTCCTACTGCCGTTCTAGCTGCTTTGCCTAAAAATATTTGAGAACCATCCAAACATAGGTAGTTTTTAGAATCAATATTAACTGTACCTTCTGTATTTAGTCCTATAGATTCTATACTAGAAAGTTGTATATCGTGTTCTTTTGCATTGAAGAATAACCTACCGCCATTTATTATGACTTGATTACCTTTAAATATTTTCGCTTCTAGTGGAGTATCATCATATGCATCTCTTTTTGAGCTAGCTTGTTCTAAAGGTATTTTGTGATCTGATACAAGGTATATAGATGAACTATCTTCGTTAATATCTTCACCTAATATAGTAAAGCCCTCCTCGGTCTCTTTTTGACCATTACTTAAAATTATAACAGGTTTACCTAAATTAGAATTATCAACCCATGGATTTGTAATTGATTTCCCACCTGTAAATCTAAGTGATTGACCCTGTCTACCTTCAAATTGAATATCCCCTGGGCTAGAACCTATTGGATTTACAGTACCTAGTTCAAGGAAAGTATTATTTTGTGAAAAATCTATATCGGAATTATTAACAGTGTCTGGGTAGAAATTATTATTAGGGTTATTCCAAATATTTAGAATCTGTGTATAATACTTTCTTGTTTTGTTTTTAAAGTCATCATCAGATGGTATTGGGAGTGCTTCTACTTTTACAATCTCTCCAACTAAAGGGACTTCTTTTATCTGTGCACCTACCTGGTAAGCAAATGGTAAATCAGTTTTTCCTTGCTCACTAGCATTAGATTTTAGAGGTTTATAGAATACCCCGTTTATAGAGATACCTCCTCCTTTAGCAGAATATTGTTCATGAGATTCATCTAAAATAACATCTACAACTCTACCGTAGTAGGTTGAACTAGACCCTTTACCTGAATTCTGAGTTGATGAGGAACCTAACGTATTTGATAAAGAAAGGTTATAACTCATCTTCTTTTCTTTTTTCTTCTACTTCCTCTTTAGTTTCTTCTGATTCTTCTAATAGGCTCTGTAGATCGGAGAAGTCAAACATATCATTTTCACTTCCCTTACTTTGAATTGCTTCTAATCTTTGAATTACGGTTGCTAATTTAATTAAGTGTTCGTCGTTCTTNACTCCTATATCCATATACTCTTTAATCATAGGAACTAGAAGAGTGGCATCTCCTATATTTTCTATNAGAGGTTTTAATTCTCCTATAAGACCTTTTACTTGAGTTTTAGTTTCTCTAGAGTTATTGTAGATTTCTTCGAAGAGATCCGACATTTTCTTTCCGTTAAATATTTCTTTTTCCGAATCCATTATTATTTTATTATAAATAGATTATAACTCCTTAATTGTAATCAACCCTTCATCATAGTACTTATAATATAATTCATAGAAGTTTTTTTTAAGTGTGTAGATTACTTTTGTAAGGTGAGGTGTTTCGCAATCAGTCATTTCTCGAATGTAAATATACAGTGCTTTTTTCTTAAATATATCTAAATCATTTCTAGTCTTAAATATAGTTAAAACAGCATCAGCAATTCTCTGTTCACTTTCTTTAGTAAAGATCTCATCTAAATTATTATATGCTTTCTCAACCCATATATCGATGAATTGACTTAACGTGATTGTTCCTGGGAGAGTTACGTTTAGTTTCCCTTCGTATGATTCTTCCATATCGTCAAAGGAACCTATTTGTTTTAATTTCTTATAATTCTTATTATTATAATTGATTAACCACCTCTTCACAATAGTACCAAAATAAGAGTATGCTTTCGCCCCATTAGTAGGATCAAATTTCATAATCTTCTCCTCTAACAACATAGATACTACCTCGTGTTTTAAATCCTCTATCCTCTCTACATCTGTATAGTAGAATTTAAAAGTATGTATTATATTTTCTGCTAACTTATAAAAAGGAATGTAGATGTGGTTGGTGAATATCTTAGCTCTATATTCACTATCTGTTGAAGTATTATATTTAACTATATATTCATCTGTTTCTGATGTGAAGTAATTTGCTTTACTCTTCTTTCTTGCCATAATTTGTAGGGAGCATATACCTGTTTAGCTCTTTTTGTACGTTCATCATTTGATCAAAAAAGTAACCTACCTCATCATCAGATCTAAAAACCTCTCTTTTATCTAAATCTGTAAGATGTTTATTTGATTCTTTAATGATGTCTGAGATGCTTTGAAGATATCTTGTTTGATCTTTTGTGATATCCTCATACTTTTCTAATTTAATTAGGAGATTGCGTATTGCAATACCCAATACTACTACTAATATAGCTAAAATTATAATACTTACCAACATATTTTATAGTTTTTTTAACATATCACTTAAACCTTGTGATGAATTCACTTTCTTTCCTGTAGATGATTGTGTTTTCTGAATTGTAGGTTTAGATGTTCCTCCATTTTTCTTCCATAAATCATATTCAACCTTAGATGCTAAGAAGTCTCCTGTATGTAATACTGAAACCATATTGGTTTTCTGTCTAGAACTTTCTTGATGACTGAAAAAGTATGCTTCATTAGCTTTATCGAAGACTCCGTCATGTATCCTTATGGCTATGTACTCCTGTTGATCACATTGTATTCCGAATTTTTGAAGAATATAAAGAGATCTATCTTGAATTAACATAAAATCCAACTCAGGATTATTTAAATACACCTCAGATAATTTATCCCTTCTCCATTTATCAGTTTGAGGAATATAGTTAGGTAATTCTCCATTTCCTAATTTACCTAAATCATGGAAGAGAGCAGAAAAAACTAATTGTTCTTCTGTATAATCTGTTGTTCCTCCCATTTCCTTATACATATTATGTTGTTTTATAGAATATTCTACCACTCTATTAACATGATCTACATATCCTCCAGGGAATGCATTATGAAACCATGCCTTCCCACTAGCAGGAGCCATGACATAGGTATCGGATAATGTATTTACCATCGATAAAACCTTATCTTTCCTCTCTCCGGTTAGGTAATGGTTAATAATTTTAAGGTGTTTATCCCAATTTTTCTCTATCTGCTCTGCTGTTAACATAATTAATCTTGTGTTTCGGTGTTAAGTAATGTTTGCATATAAGATAAGTTAGAGTTAATTTCATCTAACACCTCGTATGCTTCTCTTCTTTCCATACGTCCTATGTGAAAATTAAGAGATTTAGTTAGTAATTCTAACTTTTCAACTTTATTTTGGATAATATCTTTATTTCTCATATAATGTATATATTTAATTGATTATTAATTTATTTATTATTTATATCTTTATTATTTTTAATATTATAATTAATATAAAATAGAAGCTACGAAAAATTTTTTTAAAAAACAACTACTCTATTATTATTTTTTCTGATAGTAATTTAGATTTAGTTAGATTTCCTCCGTCCCAATATATTTCTGCATCTATTGTAATAGTATCTCCTACAAAATACTGAGGAATAGGACCTATTATCCTCTTTGCCCACTTTCTTCCTGGAATACTAGGAGTAAATTCACTGATATTACTAGAAGTACTTAAAAGTATAGTTGTCTCTTGTACTAAAGGTAACCGATAACCTCCTTGATAAACCCCGAAAGAAGAAGAACTAAACGCACTTCGCACTATCCCCATATCATTATAGTAATAATAAGGATCCACATCCTCAGCTTCTACAAAAATAGGAAATCTTGCTGTACCCTCTATTATAAAAGCTAATTCAACATGGTAATACCCATTTGAATCTTGTGGGAAAGGAATATATACTTTACCATCACAATTACCTGATAAACAGAGTGGAGGATTGAATTCATTCTCTGTACAAGAACCTAATAATAGCCCACTTAATACTAATATATTAACTAATTTTCTCATAACCTTTTTTTATTGTACCTAAATATACGAAAAAATATAGTAGGAAGCAAGAAAAAGTAGAAGAAAAAAAGGGTTAGTATAGAGAATTAACCGCCGCGCGAAACGCGCGATGTTCGACCGCGCTATCTTTTATACTTTCTTAGGTATTTTTTAGCGTATCTAATAATACCAAACATAAGATATGATGTAGTATTAGGGTAGATAAATCTCATTCGAGAGGCACGCTCATCTACGGTATTAAACGTTTTAAATTGCATGNTAGAGGGTTAATATATGATAGGATTACCGGCTTGNAACATAGCTCCAATCTCCCGGATCTTATCCATTGCTTTAAATATATCGATCTTGAACATCTCCCTATCGTTCTCATGTTGGACATGATGGCGGTGTTGTTGGAAGAATTTATGAACCTGTTGTTCGACTTTCATCCCGGCCGAAGGAAGGACAGGAAGTGCGAATTTAACCTCCCATACATCCACGGTACCGGTACCATTTATCTGTTTGAGGCGGTGTTCGGGTGTGTTGCGAGTCATACCGATCTTAATAAGATCAGGATACCCTTTATTGACCAAAGCGTAAACATACTCAGTATCATCTTTAGTAATATTACGTATACTGGTAGATTCTATCGCTCTTAAGTATTTCCATTTATAGGTATACGAATTTATCTTAGTGGTCTTCTCAATAAGGTAACGAGCATTAAAATGCTCGGGTATATACTGAGGAGATATATGACGGGCTTTGGTTCTTAATTGTAAGTAATTAGCCTGCCATTCTTTAGCCCTACTATGATAGGTTGTATCATCACCTGTATCAAAGATTGTGATCCTACCCTGTTGTTCTAATTCGAGGGCTTTTTCGAAAGTAATTTTATCTGTTAACATAACCGTTTTTTATATATGTAAATATATGAAATTAAAGTAAGTCCTCCAACTGTTTATTCAATAGAAGGTCTATATATCTTTTTATTTTTGCACATCTTTCATAATACTCTTTATACTGGTAATATAGTAGAAGATCATGAAGTACTTCTATGGTTCTACCTCTATCTAAGTGTGTATCTGTACCTAATATCTTTCCCATATCATCTATATCTATTTTGAGTAGATACGAGTACATTTTATTGTAATACTTACTCTTTATCTTATCCTTTACCTCGGAATAACTCTCCTGGTATTTAAAAGAGTATAATTTATCCAATATGGTGTAATTCTCCATACCTGTAACCAAGGTACCTAATAAAGTGAAAGGATTATCTAATTCCTCCTCCATACCGTATTCCTGGTATACCTCTTGGTCTCCTTGTTCAAAGATTGAGAATATTGAGTCGGGGTTTAATTTATTCACTTTATAGTTGGTTTTGCCTATAAATAGTTCTATATTAGTTATAAGAACGATAACAATCAATCTTATATATAGACTCTATAGTATAGTCCACCAAAATACTTACCGTTGATTGACATATTGAACAACACACCCTATATGATGAAAAAGTTGCCAAAATTTTTTTTTATGTCTAAGTAAAAACATATGGGGAAAGTATAGAGAGAAAAGCAGTATGAGGGGGCAGGTAAGTAATACTTACTTAAAATATATACATATATACCACCTATATAGTGAAAAATCATCAGAAATATGCAACCTAATATGGCTCCTCACGAGGCCTCTCACGACGTTGTAGGGAACAATACTGTCAGTGTTATATCAGTCTTATATAACCTTTACCTAACCCTTACTTAATCCCCCTCTACTGTCTCTTTTATTTTTCCTAACACGTACCGCAGTCCTTTAATTCATCACCACATATAGGACAAACCTTACCATCTACTTGATCCTTTAAAGGAGTATATGGTTTTAGATCTTCATATATTAAATCCTGTTCGGCTAAGTTACCCATCATATAGGTATATACTGTACAGGTAGTATCTGTAATGTTATCTATATTACCCTCAATACTTACCATTAACTTCTTACCATCTGAGGCTCTATGTACTCTAGAGATATACCTTCCTTTCTCTTCTACTCTATAGTTTGCTCCTTTGAATACAAACTCCTTACCATTTAAAAATTCTTGCTTTGTCATAATATTATTTCTTTATAGGGTTATACAAATCCATATCCTCAAATCTAAATTTCTGTTTGATATGTTTATTGAATACAAATGTATATGTTGATACTGTTTTAGTACCTACCTTCTCAATATTGGCTTCACTACTAACCATCACCAATTCACCTTTATCTGTTCTATATACTTTATGAATGCTACCTCCATTATTACCTACTCTGTAATTACCACCTGCTAATGTAAATTCCTTACCGTCTAAAAATTGTTGTTTTGTAATTGCCATAACCTTTATTTGTTTTAATTATTAATATACCTAAATATAAGAAATATTTATTGGGTATCCAAATCT